TAAAAGAAAATGGCACAACAGACTACAGGTGGTTCTAATACCGCACTGTTAACAGGTCCAGGTGCAGCAAACGGTGCAATATCGACTACTGCTGATCGTAGGGCTTTATATTTGAAGCTATTTTCTGGTGAGCTATTCAAAGGATTCCAGCACAATACAATTGCTAGAGACCTTGTGATGAAGCGTACCCTTAAGAACGGTAAATCTTTACAGTTCATCTACACGGGACGCACAACCGCTGAGTACCACACACCAGGAAACAGCATACTAGGTAACTCTGATTCTGCACCTCCAGTAGCTGAGAAGACTATCACATGCGATGATCTCCTTATCAGTTCTGCATTCGTGTATGAATTAGACGAGACTCTTGCACACTATGACTTACGTGGAGAGATCTCTAAGAAGATCGGCTATGCACTAGCTGAAAAATATGATAGAAAAATTTTCCAAGCTATCACAAAAGCTGCAAGAAAAGCTTCACCAATTACTAAGACTAATTACGTCGAGCCAGGTGGAACTCAGGTACGTGTAGGTACAACTACAAACGGATCTGATGCTTACTCTGCTACAGCTTTGGTCAATGCATTCTATGATGCTGCAGCTGCACTAGACGAGAAGGGCGTTAGCACTGAAGGTCGTGTAGGTGTACTTAACCCAAGACAGTACTACGAACTAATCCAACAGGTTGGTGAGAATGGTCTAGTTAATAGAGACGAGCAAGGTACTTCACGTCAGAAGGGTAATGGAATCGTTGAGATTGCAGGCATCAAGATCTACAAGTCAATGAACATCCCATTCTTTGGACGTTATGGTACTAAGTTTGGTACAGGTTCTGCTACTAACCCAGGTGTTACTGATCCAGGTAACAAAGGTGACTTCGTTGAAGTTGAAATGGTTGATGAGACCGCTGGTTCAGGAGCTGTTAAGACTGTTAACAACTATGGTAATGGTACTTCAGACTTCGAGAACAGCTGTGGACTTATCTTTGGTAGAGAAGCCGCTGGTGTTGTAGAAGCAATCGGTCCTCAAGTACAAGTAACAAGTGGTGACGTATCCGTGATTTATCAGGGTGACGTTATTCTTGGACGTATGGCTATGGGAGCTGATTATCTAAACCCTGCTGCTGCTGTTGAACTGTTCGCTGGAACAGCAACTAAGCCAGCTGCATTCGGTTAATATTTTATTCACATAGGGAGGCTTCGGTCTCCCTTTTTTTATTAGAAAAAATTTTCATGGCTACCACAACAACTGAACTCGATACCGAATTATCCGCAGTCAATTCTATACTGGGAGCCATCGGTCAATCTCCTATCACCCGATTAAAAGATACAACAACAGGTTCTTTAATTAGTACTAACCCAGAAATATCATTTATTTATAATATACTAACTGAAGTAAATAAGGATGTACAGAATGAAGGCTGGCATTTTAATACTGAAGAGCACGTCAAAGTAAGTCCTGATCCTACTACAAAGTATATAACATTACCATCTAACACTCTTAGATATGATATACATGATGGTTTAGTTTCTAAATCAAGAGATGTTGTCACAAGATATGGTAGGTTATATGACCTAGTAGATCATACTGATGAATTTGATGATGATCTATATGTAGATATAATAAGTCTTTATGATTTTACAGATATACCTAATTGTTTTCAAAGATATATTACTTACAGATCTGCTGTAAGAGCTGCTACCCAACTTGTATCAAACCCACAATTGGTCCAATTATTACAACAAGACGAAGCTAAATCTAGAGCTTCCTGTATTGACTACGATTGTGATAAAGGTGATCATTCATTCTTTGGTGTTCCTCATGGATCTGGGTATAAACCTTACACACCTTTCTCTGTACTTAGTAGATAATGTCAAGCGTAACACAAACAATACCTTCTTATACAGGAGGTATTTCTCAACAACCTGATGAATTAAAAGTACCAGGTCAAGTATCAATAGCACAGAATGTTTTACCTGATGTAACTGAAGGTTTATTAAAAAGACCTGGAAGCCAATTAGTTGCTTCTCTAATGGATAATCCTGTTACTTCAGCTTTAAACTCTGACCATGTAGGTAAATGGTTTCATTACTATAGAGATGAAACTGAGCAATATGTAGGTCAAATAAA